ACCGACCGGCTTTTCGACGTTGTAGCCAAAGGGCCGCATCGCCATCGTTGCCAAGTCAACGGGATAGCCCAGCACGTCCGTCGTGACGCCCATCAGGCCGCCACGCGCCAAGTCCAACAGGTTGCCGCGATTCTGGAACGCGGGCAGTTTCAGGACATCAGCGAGGCTCGCCACTGACCTTCTCCACCTTCGGTTCCATCGCATCGGCGGCCATTACAGCCGTCTCGACCACCGTTTTCTGCGCAGTCGCCTCGTCCTTCTGAGCCTGCGCGGCCTTGGCCCGCATCTCGAGATCCGCAGCCATCTGCGCCATTTCCTGCTGCTGCTGTTGCTGTTGCTGCTGCTCGGGCGACATCTCACCGCCGCCCTTGAGCATTTCAAGCAGGCGCTGCTTGTTGCGCAGCCCGCTCGCTTCGACATACACCTCGGGCGGGAAGATCACCTGCGCATTGGCAAGGCTCACCAGTTCCGCGAACTGCTCTTGTTGCAGCGTTACAACGTCGGGCATCTCCTCGATGATGATGTCCACGTCCATCGCCGCAACGTCGTTCTTCTTCGCCACCGGCACGCGGCTCATCGGGTCCATCGCAATCTGCGCGACGGCCATCTGCATTTCTTCGGGCGCAAGCCCCATGCCTTTCATCTGCTCGACCTGTTGCTCGCCCGCCGTTACGGGGACGTTCAGCCCGACGAACTTGAGCTTCTGCTCGTCGTCCGTCACGCGCACCCACGTTTCGTCCGTCCAGAACTGCTTGACGCGGTTCCACGTCATGCGTGCAACGCGCTTCTGCAAGTGCCGGATCTGGTCGAACAGCGCCCCAATCTGGATTGCGCCGCCCTCCTGGTCCAACTGCTTCGCCTTGCCGCTGATCTGCCCACTCTGCCCCTGCAACGCGGCATTGGGGCCGGTCGAGGCGAGCGACTGAATGGCGTCCTGCAATAACTGGAACTGCGACATGCCGATGTCGGTCGAGACATCCACGTCAAAGCGCATCCCCGGCGTCACCTCGAGGTAGCCATCGGGCCGCTGCACTTCGATGCGGGCCTTGTTCACGTCAGGCACGGCGCCCTGATCGGCCACCACGCGGCGGGCACTCAGGGCGTGCAGCGCCTTGCTGCGCCGCTTGTTGATCTCGTCCTGCAAGTCCTTGTAGCGGCGCACGACGCCGTAGGGATTGCCGTCACGGTCCCTGAAAGCCGCCTGCGCGACGATGGGGCACTCGGGGATGCCATCCTCGTCAATGTACGGCGAGGGCTGCGGCTCCTCGAGGAACCCGCCCTTGATGAACACCGCCCGCATCCACTTGCCGTCCCAGTAGTAGTGCTCGAACACCTGGAGCCGGCGGCGCTTCACGTCGATCCACCGCAACTGCGGCTTGTCGTCGTAGGTTTCCGTGTAGGTCCGCTGCGCCTCGGACATCTGGCCCTCGATCATCTCGCGGGCCTGCGGGTATCGCTGGATCAGGCGCTTCTCGTCCATCCACGCGACCACGCCGAGGAACAGCGCATCGCTGTAGTCGAGTTCCATGCTGTGCGGATCGGCGTAGAACCGATCCCAGCGGATCTTGCGGATCTTGTCCTTCTTGCCGTCCCGCACCACCTCCACCGCGCCCACGCCCTCAACGAGCATGTTCTCGAACACGGCCGAGCGGACTTGCTGGAAGTCGTTGCAGTCGAAAACGTACCGAATCGCGTCGGTCGCCGCTTCTGCCGAGCCTTCGTCCTGCGGGTTGCGCGGATAGGCTTTGGGATCGGTGCGGGTCTTGCGCTCGAGGCCGAGCAGATACTGAACCTTGTCCCCGACCCGGTTGTCGGTGATGCAGGGCTGGCCGCGCTTCTTGAGCGTTTCCCGCTCGTTGGTCGTCCACTGCTTGCCGTCGTAGTAGTCGCGCCACTGCTCGGCGTCAGCACGATACTGGACCGTGGAGTCGGCCGCGTCCTCGAACTGCGTGCGCAGCTTGGGCAGCGCGTCGTCAGTGTTCATGCGGTTTTCCACGAAGTGTCGTCCTCGTAATCGCTGTCGAATGCCTTGTCCCAGCGGTCCTTCTTCCTGATCGGCACCACCGTCGCCTGCGTGGCGGGGTGCGCCTCATCCAGCGCGAGCGCCATCAGCGCCGCTGCGTCCACGGCGTCGTCATGGATACCCGCCGGGAAGGCGAGCATCTGCGTGTACAGCCGCCGACCGTGCTCGTTGTCGGGCAGGTACACCTTGCCCATCGCCATGCGGGCTTGCAGGGCGCGAGCCGTCGCCGCCTTGTCCCGCGTCCGCGTGATCCACTCCAAACGGGTAAAGGCACCCGTCTCCCTCATGCGCCGGATGAGAACGGGCTCAATCGCCCGCCGGATCACGCCCGATTCGCCAAAGTGGGCGAACGGTTTGTGTCGCTTGAACTGGCCGACCATCTGCTCGATCCACACGTCGGCCGTGGACTGACCGCCGTAGGCGTCCAATCCCAGATACAGATCGCCCGACGGGTCAACGCCGTGCGTCCAGATTTCGGTCCAGTCGCCGCCGCCTTCCGTCACGGCGAAGTCGCTCGAACAGAACTTGTGCAGCACCTTCGGCGCGTCGGTGTACCACTTCACCCATTCCCGCTTGAAGAACGTGCCTTCTTCGGGTGTTGGATTCTGTAGGTACAGCGCCGACCACTGCCGGGGATCGGTGTTGGCCCGGATGCGCTCGAGCGCCGTCCGGTCGTACCGCTCCACCCACGGGGGATCGTCCACGTCGGCCGGGAGATTGACGATCTCCCATCGGTCGCCACCGGCCTTCTGGCGCGCTATGAGCCTCCCTGCGAGGTCTTCTTCGTGCATCCGATGCTGGATGACGATGATCGGCTTGCCCGGCCTGATGCGGTTGTAGAGCGTTCCTGTGAACCACTCCCAAACCTTGTCGCGGGAGGTCGAACTCTGCGCGTCCTCCCAGGAGCCGAACGGGTCGTCAATGATCGCCGCACCGCCACGCCCGAATAACTGACCACCCACGCCCACGGCGTAGTAGCCACCGCCCTGCGAGGTGTTCCAGCGCCCGCGAGCCTGACTGTCGGCCGACAACACCGTGCCGGGAAACAGCCGCTGGTACTCGGGACTCGAGATCAGGTTGCGCACGTCGCGGCCGAACCCTTCGGCCAGTTCTGCCGTGGCAGAGGCGGCAATCCAGTCCTCACGCGGGTCGTCCCCGAGCGCCAGCGCCGGGAACTTGCGGGAGGTGATCTCGCTGTTGTGCGTCGGAACTAGCCCGCGCCCTGCCAGATAGATCCCATCCGCGTTCGAGACTTGTATGCACCGACCGCGTTCCGGCGTGCAGCGCCTTACGTCCACGATGCCGCGCTTGCGGTACTTGACCGGGAAACCGGCCACCCGCTTGCGCTCGATCTCGCACGGTATCGCCATGTCCGGCGAGAACGTGACCTGATACACCGGCCTCCGGCCGGCAATGCCGGAACTCGACACGCTCGGCGCGAACTCGGCAATCGTCGCCCGCGTCCCGAACGTCCGAATCAACACGGCGAAGTCATCAGCCAGCCGCCGACTCGACGTACTGAAACACGCCCGCCGGGTCTTCTGGTGGACATAGCCGTCCGTATCCATCAGCCCAGCCAGCAAGCGCGTTCGCTGCTCGACGCTCCCAGTGAGGTACACCGCCGGGATGTGCTTGTCGTTCAGCAGCCCGGCGACCCGCAACTGTTTTCGCATCCCACCGAAGTACGCATACAGGACGCCAGTAGTCTTGTGCGTCCATCGACTGCTGATCGGATACGTCTCGCCAACAGCCTCAAGCACCCGCACATCGGCCTCGGCCGCGCACATCGACGGATCGCTCGACTTCCCATCTCCAAGCCACGCGCCAAGCGCATACGGCTCGATTGGCAGCGCCACCTCGGCGCCCGCCAAGGCGATCCAGTCAACGCTAAACCGCGAGCGTCCGCCACGCTTGTTGCGCTGGCCTAGCCACAGCGGCTCGCCCGCCAAGAATCGCGCCTCGACCACCTTCGGCGTCTTACGCGCATTCTTTCGGTCGTACACCAGCCATTCGTGGTTCTCGTGGCAGCGAATCACCTCACCATCCGAGAACTCGATCTCGACAGTCGCGAGGCTATCGTCGGACAACGCCACAACTCGGGTCGGGCGACCGTCGCTGCCGAATACCTCATCGCCGACCCGCAACTCGCCGTGCGTCGTCCATCCCCGCAGGGTCAGCATGGGCGTCGCGTGCGCAAGCTGTTTTCCGTGCTGTGGCGGGCACAACAGCAGCAAACGGTCGATTTCCTTGCGCCGAACCCGGTCCAACTGCTCGCAGATGGCCCGGTGGATCTTCCCCGCCCGCCAGTTGGGCGAGACGTACTCAGTGAAGCTCTGCGTGCTCGCCCTCGCCGCCTTCCTCCGCAGCAGTTCCTGCGCGGCCACCGGCGGCAATGGCAATGAGTTCCGCATCCGTCATTTCCTCAACGTGGCGATGCTCGAGCGATCCACTGTGTTCGACCGATGACAGGTCGGGCAGCTTCTTCTTGAGCAGGATCTCAGCCGCCCGGATCTGCGTGGGCGACATCTCCAACTCACCGGCAATGTGCTTGTGCAGCCGGTTGACGATCATC